TTGCAATCGATGATGAATACCCGGAATGCTGTTCTCATGATTGCCCATATTACAGTATAATCCGCAATACTTTAAGGCTAAGCAAGAGAAACATCGAAAAGAGGGTGCTTGCCGCCTGTACTCTATTCCATCACGATCTCGCGGACAGATACCCGGCATCTTATCACGAAAGATGTGCCGAATGCATGGCGCAAACCGAGGAGAAGCAATGATAAGCATTGTTATTCCTGCACATAACGCCGAACCGTATCTCCTCAACCGGGTAAAAGAAATATGCGGGGGTGCGCATAGTATCCCCGACGAGATACAGATCGTTATCGTGGATGACGGTTCGACGGACGGCACGGGAGGATTATTCCACCCCATATCGGAAATGGTTACAGAATACGATGTCCTCCTCCAAACCATACACCACTTCGAAAACAGGGGAACGTTCGAGGCAGAGCGATCAGGGGTTAATGCGGCAACCGGCGAATATGTCTATTTCCACGACGCCGACGACCCGTTCAACCCCGCGCTATTGGCGGAACTATTCGAATTGCGGGCAATATTCCCCGCCAATGTCCATATTGCGGCACCGACGAGGGTATTTCTTGATGGTGTTATATCGGCAAACCTTTGGCACACCGCTACCGGCCCGGCTATTGATGCGCTGGAAGAGCAGTTCAGAGGCGGTCGTGGGGCGATTACGCGTCGCTCATTATTCAGACGTGATATATTGCTACCCTCATACAAGGACTTATCTGCGGTGCTCGCAGAAACAGAAACCGGACAGATTAACGCCATTCAGGACACATTCGTCATAACGTACATGATAGGCACGGGCGTTTTTGATAGTATTGTCGAAACACACGCCGAATATTGGTATACGGGCGATACCGAGGCATCGATGAGCCACAATACCAACCGAAGGTTGCATGATATACCTATACTGCGAGGAGTCACGGCCTTTGCGCTTGATACTGTGTGCGGATCGGGTGGGGAGCATACTCTCGCAGAATATATCAACAAGTTCAGAATCCACGATAAGGTAAACGATGAACCCTAAAGACCAAGCGACAATCGCGGCCTATTATGACAGCGCAATCAATTCGCTCACCAAAGAACGCGACCGGCATTCAGTTATAAAGACCCGACTTGGGAAAATTGTCAAGCGGGAAATGGCTATTATCGAACCCGGTTGTGGAGCGGGGATAATATCGCGGTTCATGGGACAACTTGGCGCAACCGTGACAGCGATTGACATATCGCCAAAATTGATAGAGTACGCACGAAAGTATTCGGCGCATAAGAACGTCCAATATTTGGTTGGGGACGTTACCGAGCAGCTTGGACACTATGCTAACTTCGACGGTATCGTCCTTATTGACGTATTCGAACATATCCCCCGGCAACACATTCCCGATCTCATGCAGAGAATCGAGGAATGGTCGCATGATAAAACGTGGATATATCTTAATATCCCCGACGGAAGGTATCAGGATGCAGCCCATAAATATATTCCGGCGCGGTTACAACTCGTGGATGAGGGTTATTCTATTGCTGAAATCCTTGCCCTGTTTGAAAACATCGGTTATGCGCCGACCGATATAAGCATTTACGGCATTGAAGCGATATGCCAATATAATTCGTTTATACTCAAAAAAAGAACGGAGTTAGATGCCATATATGCGGCCTATATGGGGGGTAACGGATAATGATTAGCGCCACGCCCCAAAAAACACTTGACTTTTCGTCGTTTGTAACCCTTATTAAGAATATACTGGATGATAATGTTATAATATCCGATGAAGGACTTGGTTTTTACGGCAAAGCGACTATTTGTATCCGTAATGGAAAAATGACTCATTGCGAAAGGCACGAAACGGTTAAGTAAACAATCCCACGGGAGAGAATAAGGAGTTCATAGGGGCATCTTCTTAAACAAAAGCCCAAAACTAAACAATAATATTTTTTCAGTCGCGGAAGAACCGGACTGGACGCCCCAAAGGCGTTTGGCCCGGTTTTTTTATTTCCCGGAGGTAATAAAATGAGAAAAGCGGTAGCATTCATCATTATTTTGGCGTTTTTGTTCGCAATTCCCGCGTATGCGCAGGGTATCAGGATCGCATATTCGGACACGACATTAATGACGGCACCGGGCAATTCGGCAGCCATCCATATCGGCGGCCGGTATTCCAAGATTATGTGGTTTTTCAAGGTGAGCAACATTAATTCGAGTGTAGACATTGCCTTACAAATTAAGGCCGGTTTTGGGTCATGGGTGGGTGTCTGGTCTGATTCGATAACATATGAAGCCAACGGAGATTATGCGCTTGAATGGGACAGCGTAGCACTCGCGGACTCGATTCGGTTCACGTGGATTTCAGAGGGTGGGGGTACAGACGCACTTGTCAGGCACAACTCGATATTGGTCGGGGGTGATTGAGTATGAGAAAATACATTGCACTATTAACAATCGCCTTGCTGATAACGGCGGTTTATGCGCATTTCGGGGATGCCGAAACATATCGGCTTTCGGGAACAATCAATGAACTAACAGTGCCTGCGGTTGACTCTATTGAGGTGATTCATTCCCAGCTTTTATTGTTACTTGCCGGAAGAACCAAATTAGCGACAACCACTGAAGACCTTAATCAGGCGGCCGCATCGTACACGCTGTTTACCGGAACTACGTCTGATGTGATTCTTGAAAGTATATCCTTGCGAAATGCGAATGTCGACTGCAGCGATGACGCCGCATTCACTGGAATATCGATCCAAACTGACGATGTGACAGCTACAACGTTTATCTCTCAAGCAAACGGAATCAATGCAAATCTCACAGAGGAAGCAACCATTACATGGACAGGCGCGGCGATAATCAAAGTCGGCACGATTATCAAAATGACGATTTATGGGGGTGCCGCAGATGCCACCTGCGAACCCGATATAATGGTGACCTATAGGTCAACGGGCACAGGCACTGGTACGCTCGCGCCGTAAGGAGGGCGCATGAAACACTATAAGAATATAATGGCCGTATTGGCGGGGTTGCTCATTATCCCGACAACCGCGAATGTTGAAACGCTAATCGGCGGTCAAAAAGTTGCAGATTACGCAGGGTTATATACTTACGACGCATCAATAGAGGTTGCGATAGCGCTTACCGATGCCTATGAAAAGCTCACAACGTTCACGGCTGATATGGCCGAAAAAACGTCAAATGGAGCGCATAGCACGGATAACATTACTATCGGTGCATCTGGAGTTTATGAAATAACTTACACTATGGATATGAAATCCGCCGCAGGCGGTAAAACATTCGCGTTTAATGCCTTTGAAATAGCGGCTTCCGCTGCCGGAACCAGTATTGCCGGAATCTCAAAGGCTACACCCGGTGTTGTAACCACATCGGCGAATCACGGCTTATCCAATGGGGACAAGGTAAAAATAGCCGGGGTTGTTGGAATGGTTGAGGTCAATGACAACATTTATACCATTGCGAATAAGACAGATAAAACCTTTGAATTGACTGATGATGAGGGCGTTGATATTAATACGAGCGGATACACGGATTGGAGTTCAGGCGGTGCTGTTTATCTCACAACGTCATTAGATTGTTCGCATACTCACAGCGGTTTTTCTAATCAGGACATAGCCCGAACTGCGGCTGCCAGTTGTTTTGCGCCACTAACGGCGGGGAACACCCTCGAAATATATGTGAAAGGTATAACGGATGACACGAATATAACAATGGTCAGTGGACAACTCGCCATTAAGCGAGTTGAATAATACCGCGAAACAAGGAGAATTAAATGGCAAAAGGAACGCCGAAACGAGATGGGAGCGGTAGAGGAACTCGCCAGAATAAAGGGCGAGGAGGATGCCCGCCGTCTCGACAGCCCACAAAGGGCAAGGGTTCAAATAGATAATGATAACGAAACACAAACCTAAGAAAAGGAGACAAATCAGATGTTTGAAACCGAGATCAAAACTGCACTGAAAGCCGCAGGGTTGAGCGAGGGTTTATGTGACCAGATCACGGTCAAAACCTCGGACGAAATAGCAGGGGCAATCACGCAACTCAAATCGGACTTGGACAAGGCAAAAGGATATACGGATGCAGAATTTCTCGCAGCGGTCGAAAGGCGCGGTTTGGGTGACCCCCTGAAGCGGTATTTACAGAGTCAAACAGACAAGAGAGTGACGGAAGCCTTGAAAACGCATGATGAGAAAATCAAGAAAGCCGCCGAAGATGAGGCGGCAAAGAAAAAAGACGATGACAGCACCGGGGAAAAGACAATGACGGATGAACGGCGAGAGATTAACGCGCTCAAAGATACCATCACGGGTCTCGTGGAGAAACTTGACGGTATCGAAACAAAACTTACAACGAGCGATAAGACAGCTTTGATTCTGGCGGCGTTGAAAGATGCCGGACTGGACGAGAAGTTCGCCAAATACGTCACTGCAGATGACCCGGATGGTATAACGGCCGCAGTAGCGAATCTTAAAACCGATCTCGATGCGCGTGCACAGGCTGACATCGATGCAAAACTGGAATCAGGCGCACTTGCCGCACCGAAAGCGGGTGGTGCCGGTCAAACAGCCGAGGAGAAGGACATTGCGGAATACGCGAAAACTCGCGGCGTTGACGGCATCGTGAAAAACCCTGACTTTCCCGGAAAGATAACGTCTGAAAAGGCTGCGAAAACAGCCGAACCATAAGGAGTAATCTGATATGAATCTTCAGGTCAGAAAGGACAGCGAGACTCAATTCAACCCGGTATATCTCGCTATTTTAGAGGACATTCTTGGTGGGATAACAATCAGCACAACCAGAATCCCGACCACAACCAAGTTTCTCCATCCGGGGACACCGCTGGCTGAAAGTTCCTCGTCTGTTGGGCTTTATAACATCGTAAAGACCGCAAAGCTCAAAAGGACAATCGGAACATCCGCTTGCGTCACGATTTACGTGTACAGTTCCAGTCTGCCGAATTCTCCGACGCAGTATTTCAAGACCGGCGAATGGGTAATGGTTGACGGGCGCGGTTCAGCCGCGACGATCGCGGACATCACTATCGGTACGAAAACGAACGGCATCGGCACCGATATTATCTATTTCACGGCTGGCGGCGGTGGATTAAACTGCACGGCCATAACCGGGACAATCCTCAATGAAGCGGGTAACGATGTTACTACCGGCGCCGCGGTTAAATTCACGGCTGATTGTCTCCTCAAAAAGGGCATGCGCGTCCGCTTGGAATCCGGGACAACGCTGCAAAACATCACGGCCAGTGGCGTCGTTCGCGGCACCGTGGATGAATCCATTCTTCCTGTAGCATGTTCGACGGAAGGCGTTACGACACCCCTAACCGCGAGAATACGTTTCGCGTAAGAAAGCTGAGGTGTCACAATGGAACATTCTATTCTTAAAGAAGCGACACAGAAAAAGCTCGAAGTATATTTCTCGAATCGCGTTTATGAGGGTTTATACTGGCCCGATTTCTTCCCCCTCAAATACGTCAACTCCCTTTCGTATGAAACGCTCATTGGCAATCAGGGCAATAGGGTTGCCGCCGATGTTGTTGCATATGATTCCACCGCGCCGATTAAACGGCGTAAGGTCATTTCCCGCCTGACGGGGAACATTCCGCCCATCAGGATTTCGCGCCCCATGAGGGAAACCGATCTGAATGACTACAACCAGATCAAGTCTGCTGGTGGTAATATTAACCAGTTGCTCGATCTCGTATTCAACGACATTGATTTCTGTGTCGATGGTGTCAACGCGCGGATGGAATGGCTTGCTATTCAGGCAATGGCGGGCGGTACGATTACACTATCCACCACGAACAGCGCGGGGATTATCACCGAAGACGTTATCGACTTCCAGCTGCCGGACGCCAACAAAGAGGTTGAATCTGGCGCAAACTATTACTGGACAACCGGGGCGTATTCAACTAACACGCCCGTTACCGACATCCAGACGATTGTCGCTGAGGCGAAGGCCGCCGGAAGCGGTATCAAATACATCATCATGAACCTGTCAAAGTTCATCGCATTCCAGACTTCGACGCAAGTTCAGAATTACTGCGGTTATGGATATGTTGCCGGGGCGATTTTCAGGCCGATTCCAGTGCTTTCGCAGGTTAACGATATGTTGAAACTGCACGGTCTCCCGACCATTATCGTTGTCGATACATCCATCGACATCGAAACGTCAGCACACGCCGTTACGTCATACGATCCGTGGCTCGATTCTTCCGGCGCCGATAGGTACGTTCTTTTCGCACCGCAACTTCCCCTCGGTAATATGCTTGCCGGGCCGATTGCTGCCGAAACGAATCCCGCCAAACAGGCGACGCTCGTCAAAAAGGGAAATATCCTCGTCAGCAAGTACAGCGAGGTAAACCCGACGTGCGAATGGACAATGGCCGAAACCAATGCGTTCCCGTCGTGGCCGACAATCGGTTCCTGCTGGATTTTGGATACCGAATCGCACACCACTTATGGCGCATAAGGAGCTTTGATCGATGACCGTGCTTGAAGCGTTGCAGTCGATGATCGAGTATAAAAACGATAATCTGTTGGCGAAGGCGCTACTGGACAATGGAATATCGAACACAGGCGCGACCTATTCGGCGGCAGATGAAAAATCAGTCGATATGGCTGCTGCCGACGTTTTTCGCGCCCTGTGCGGACATCCTGCACTACGCGAAGGCTCTAAGTATGTGGATTACGCGAAGGGCGCTCTCATGTCGTTAAGGCGTGAATTACTGCGCAAACACGGCATGTTACCCGCCGTTATAAGTGTACCTCAAGATTCGAGGAACCAGAAGCTATGGTAAAACACTATCCGCATACGGCGACAATCTCATGGTACGATGCCGGGACAACCAACTCTGTTGGCGTATTTAGTCCCGGCACCTTAAATACCATCACTATCGATTGTGATATTCAGCCGGTAAGTGGTCGATTTGTACTCAGTGAGGGCGGCGCGGTTTTGAACTATAACTGGCATATTTTCGCAGATTTATTTACGGGACATGCCAGCGTTCCGAAAACTGCCGAGCTTGATTTCTTCTCGGAGGATCATGTCATGGTTCAGTTGTTTCCCTATCAGAAACATGTGGAAATCAAATGCCGGGACTGATACCAACATTCAAAATGGAGGATTTAAGCCAGCATATTGACGCCTTTAAGCGGGCGAAAATAAAGCGGGCTTTTGAAATACTGTCTTACATCGGAATTGAGTGCGTGAATTACGCAAAACAGTCTCACACCTATACCGACCAAACAGGCAACCTCACAAGCTCAATCGGCTATGCAGTAATCTATAACGGCTCGGTGGATAGGGCGTCAATGATGGCCGAGGAAAGCGCGAACCTTGTTGAAGACCTTGCCAAAATATACCCGGAGGGGATGATACTTGTCGTCGTGGCTGGTATGGAGTACGCGGCCGCAGTTGAATCAAAACAATACGACGTCATTACTGGAGCATCGCGCGTAGCTGACGATCTCAAGGCATATATGAAGGCAAAGCTTGGGGAGACATTTTTCTGATGAAAACAACGTTTGATATTCTCGATAAGCTGTATAAAATAGTCAACGTGACTGCCGTAAAAGCCACGCTCGACGGGCGCGTTTATCGGACGAACAAACCGTTGGATTCGATGAAAAGAAACATTACCGTCGGGGCGCTCCCTATCGCCGGGGGAACAGATATTGACCTGCAAGGCTGTACGGTCATTATTAATTGTTTCGCCAAGGATATAGCTCCGGGGATTCCTGATGATGCCAATCTAGACGCCATGACGGCGGCGGTGATTACTGCCATTGAGGGATATACTCCGGTTTCTTCATATTTACACCTTGAAATTAATAGTCAGACGGTCATGCCGGATATAGATCAACCCGGCATGAGTTATTCTTCAATTCGCGTGAATTGTACCATTCAATATATAACATGACAGGAAAGAGGTGAAACACTATGGCTGACAAAAAATCTGACATCAGGCTCGTTGGGCTTGATTACATCCAATTCGGAAACGTGCAATCGACAGGAGCTTTTCCTGCCGCTGCGTCACTCAGTACAATCGGCAACGTTGTTCCTGACAGCGCAAGTTTTGTAATCGAACCCCCTGACGTAGTTGACCATTATATCGAGGAAGAGGATACCCCGGATTTTCAAACATTCGGGGGGGCAAAAAAGTATGTGGAGTTCGCCGTCCGTGACATGGGCACTAATATGCTCGTGTACGCATTCGGGACAAACGGTTCCGCTACGGCTACCGTATATAGGGCTCCGACGACAACGACGATCTACCGCGAACAGGCTGTCAGGGCGGTATCAAAATCAATTAACGGAAAGAAGCTCACGCTCGAAATCCCGCGAGCTTCGATTATCGCGGGAGGCGATCTCAAATTCGCAAAGTCGGAATCGGGAACGCTGACATTCACATGTACAGTTCTCGTTCCGAACAGTTCTACCGATATTTCGCCATTTGTACTCACGCAGAGCTGACAACCGAAAGGATAACGACGGTAACTCGGTCTCGCCGGGAAACTTTCCCCTTCCCATTTCAAGAATGGTTGGGGCCGAGTTCCGCCACATACGGGGAAAGATAACATGGATACGAAAAAACAGCAGCAGCAAGCAGATATAAGCAAGTCCGTGAGCGCTATACTCAGGGAAGGCGTGGATTTTCTTGTCACGGTTGACAACCCGACCATCCTCCACCGGCTTGGCATTATCCCGTCAGTACGGAAATTCATGGTTTACCCGGCAAAGCTCGGAGCGCTGTTTTATATCTCGAAAATCATTATGGAGATGGAAGAGGCTGATGCACCGGATGACGGCGATATGTTCGTCACTGGGATCAAAAACGTCATAGCCAACAAGGACAAGATGGTTGAGATGCTTGCAATCGGCATTCTGAATCGTCCCTTAACGGGGATCGTCACGAGGCTAAAGAAATGGTGGATGCAACGATACTTAAATAAAAACCTCGATCCAGAGGGAATGCTCAGGCTAATACAACTTATCATCATGCAGATGGATGTTACCCGTTTTTTGGCATCTACCGCCTCGATCAAGAGACTAAATCTGACAGGGGCGGGAAGCGAAAAGGAGACGGAACCAACTACTGGGAAATCATCGGAGGCCTCATAAAATACTTTCGGTTTTCATGGGATGAAATACTTTGGGGGCAGAGCTGGTGTAACCTGACTATGCTGATGCTCTCAATACCGAAATACGAGCCTAAAGACGACGATAAGGGTGACACCCGTCAAATTCAAGATATATCCGAAATAGGGGATTTATTGACATGAGCAGAAAAAAAAGTTTGGACGCGGATATTAAAGTTAGCATGTGCATGATCGTGAAAAACGAGGAAGGAAACCTTAAAAGGTGTCTCGATTCTTTCCTGCCGATAATTCACGAGAAGTGGTGTGAACTCATCATTGTCGACACGGGAAGTTCCGATAGAACCGTCGAAGTTGCCCGCGAATACACTGACAAAGTGTTTGTGAAAGAGTTCATACCGTGGGATTTCTCGAAAGCTCGCAATTTCGGTATTAAAAAGGCCGTCGGTAAACGCATCATGATCGTCGACGCTGATGAGGAGCTTGAACAGGGTAGTCTCTATCTCCTCGAAGATGCTCTTATTAATCCGAAGTATGATGATGTCAAGACGATATTCGTGAAGCTCCACAATTTCTACACGCTGAAAACAAAGGAATACGCGGAAGTGGTGCAGGCGCGGATATTTAAAAATACTGGTAAACCACTTTACAGGTTTTCGATCCACAATAGGCCTCGCGCAGACATCCCGTATTTGATTCTTGATCACGTAATTTTCCATCATTACGGATATTTGTTTGAAAAGTCCGACCTGTTCCTCGAAAAAAAGGAGCGGTCGCTGCCAATGCTTGAAGCCGAGTACGAGAAAAACCCTGACGACCTGCACATCCTTACGCATATCATCAAAACTTATTACGCTTGCAACGATCACGAGCAAGTCAAGGAAAAAGGCGAGCGTTGGATGGAACTGATGCGCGACGTTGACTTTCACGAGGGCTGGTTCGCTTACCTTGAGGTGTTTGTTAATATCATGGGCTCCTATGTCCAGACAGGTGACGGCGAGAATGCCGAGCGGATACTCACCGAGTCGCTAAGATACACAGATAGGCTCATATCCCTGTACCTAATACTCGGACAATATTACATGAATAATGATAACGACGAACGAGCGCGGGAATTATTCGAAGAGGCGCGGTTAATGTCAAAACAGGATGGAAGCCAATACGAGCAGTTATGTTCTACGAATACTGCTGTTATTATGCCGGAAATATTGAACTTCCTTGCTCGGTGCGAATTTATTGACGGGAATTATGATAAGGCGGGCGATTATATAAATGAAGGTATCATTCTGAACAAGAATAGGTTGCCTCTACGGTGGGATATATTTAACGACGGTGAAGCGAAAGAACGGCTTATCAAGAATAACAGCTTGAGAAAAAGGGCTGGGTGATATAAATGGCGCTCGATGTTCGAGGAAGCGATTCGATATATTTCAAAACAGGGATTGATGTAACGGGTCTCCAATCAGGTGCGACTCGGGCAAAAGGTATAGTTGCCGGTCTCGCATCGTCAATTACCAAGATGGACGTATTCGCTGCCCTATCCCTGAGCGCTGTTTATGCGTTCGCAAAAATATCGCGGGCAGCATATCAATTCTCGAAGGAATTCAAACATTCTATGCTCGAGGTCTCCACTATTTCCGAGATGGTGGCGAACAATTTTGAGGGGATGTCGCAGAAGATTATTAATATGTCGCGCCGGTTCCCAGAAGACGCGATGGTTTTATCAAAGGGCTTATATCAAATCGCATCTGCCGGATATGCAGGTGCAAAATCATTCGATGTCCTTGAATCATCCGCAAAGCTCGCTGTTGCGGCGGTCTCTGATACATTCACAACGGCGGACGCCATAACCTCTGTTATGAATGCTTTCGGCAAAGAGGCTGGGAACGTCGATGAAATAGCGGATCACCTCTTTACCACGGTTCGGCTTGGCAAGACAACCATGCGCGAACTCGGCCCGGTAATCGGGCAAATAACAGGGAGTGCAGCACAGCTTGGTATTACCTATAAGGAATTAATGGGCATTATTGCTGAGTCCGTTAAAACGCTCCCCACGCCGATAGCGCTTCACGGTATCAGATCGATGCTCATGCAATTATCGCAACCGCAAGAGGACGCGGTAAAGATGGCAAAAAATCTGTACGGTATCGAATTAGGCATGAAGCGTGTGCGCGAGGTGGGGTTCAAGGCGTTTCTCACTGACATACTCAAAGCGACAAAGGACAACAAGGATGCTCTCGGCGAAATGTTTGGTAATATACGCGGTCTTGCTGCGGTTATGTCGATAGCCTCGGATGAAGGCGGACGGTTCAGCGAGACGTTGAAAGAATTCGATAGGGATGCTGGCGCTGTTAATAAAGCTTTTACGATTATGAGTGATTCAACTACGAATAAACTAAAAATCATGGCAAACCAGACTAAGGCCATATTGAAACCGCTCGGTGATTGGATACTCGATTGGGTAACCAAAGAAGTAACTGGAATCAATAAGATACTTGGGGCGATACAAAATGTGGAAACGCAGGCGGTAAAGAAAAAGCTATTGACACAAGAGGGCATCGGCTCCTTGCTCGGGAAGTCTGCTCTTAAATATAAGGAAAAGCCTGTTCCGTGGACGGCAGTCGCGCCAATGGGGGGCGCAGCGCGAATCCCAACACCAGCAGGGCTTGATGTTGATAAAAGACTGAAAGAATTACAGAAAACATTCGCCGATATAGGAATAGAGATACCCAAACTTGAAACAAGATTCAGGGCATTACATTCCGCCATTGGCCCGGCGAAATGGGATATATACGAGAGTCTTGTTAATGATGTCACGGGGGCAATGGAAAATCTCGGCAAGGCTGTCGAGGATGTCGAGGAACCGGTAATTCCCAGCGGCGCGGGGGAAAGGGATTTTATTTTCCCCGTCAGCCAAGAAGAATTAGATGAGTTTGCCATTCAGATGCAGTTAATAACCGAAAAAGAAAACGCCCGCATCAAGGCCGCCGCAGCGGAACAGCTTGCGGATAAGATAGCCGCCGATGAGAAATATCGCGACTGGAAAATAAGCGCCAATAAGGAACTTATCGCCGCCGAAATCCACCGACTCGATGACGAAATGGACTTATATACCGAGCGGGAGAACTTCGATGCCGGACGCATTGACGAACAAAAGCGGCGCATTGAACAGTTACGGCGATTCGAGGTTGACGAAAACCGGGCAACACTCGATACAATCATTAAAGACACGCGGAACATGAATAAGCAGGAATTGAAACTATACGCTCAATTCCTGAAAGAACAGGCCGCACTTTATAGCGGCAATGCCGAGATGCGGGAACTTATCCTCCGCAAGTATGACGAGATTATGCAGGAGAGCTACGATGCCGAGATAAGGAAAATACGGGAGGTTGGTGATGCGCTATCCAGTCTCGGTGAATTAATAGGAAAGTTCGATTCGAAACTCGGCGATTCCGTCCAGCAGGTGGCGGCAATGGCCGATGATGTAGCGGGGATGGCTGAGGCGTATGCCACGGGCAACTGGTTACAGGGCGTGTCAAGTACGGCGGGGGCACTTACCAAGCTATACACTCTATTTGACAGGTCTGCCGAACGCGCACGGTATGAACAACTCGATAATAACGCGCTTATGAGATGGGTACAACAACAGCGCGATTATATTGATATAATGGGTAAATCGGCGGAAGCCTATGAAAGGGTAATAGGTGAGATGGAGTTGTTGACAATATCGAAGCGTGATCCTGTCGGCGGCCCAATGTCAACCGATCAGCTTAATGAAGTGCGGCAAACACTGAGGGACATCCGGGCGGAATACGAGGAAATGCTGACCGGTACAACCACCGAAAGCATTGCCGATTCTGTCTCAGCAGGCTTAATGGAAGGTCTCGATTCCGTACAAATGTTTGCAGACACATTTGAGGACATGATGCGCAATGCCCTTCTCGGAGCATTTAAGAGGCGGATTATATCGGAAATGCTCGACCCGTTTTACGCCGAATTTGCCTTACTCGCCGAGGGTGGATTGACAGAAAACGAAATAGCGAATCTTAAAACTATGTTCCTTGGCGGCAAGGGCGATAAACCCGGTATAGCCGATTCGATACAGGAAGCTTGGGACGCGATGGGCAAAATGTTCGAAAGCCTTGGCATGGATATGACCGGCGGCGGCGAAGCTGCCCGGAAAACAGGAATGGCCGGGGCGATCGCTGGCATATCCGAACAGACGGCGGGGCTTCTTGCCGGACAGTTCAACGCAATGCGAATGAACGCGGTCGAACATCTCGCGGTGACAAAAGCAATACGGCAAGACGAATTGATTCCTTTGCTGAACGCGACGGTGGAAATACGGGACTCCTCGTATTACATGCGGAACATCTGGGGCAATTCCGTTCTATCAGTAAACGCCCTCCGCGAAATCCGGGACAACACTTACTATAATAAGGACGTGTGGGTTGCGGCTGCTGACATGCGGGATAACATATCCGTCATGATGTCTACGGGGCTGGAAAACTTGCAGGCCAATCAGGAAACGGCGGCGAATAGCCGATTTTTGAAATATCTCCGGGACATCGACATGAAACTTCAGGCAAACAGTACACGGGCGATATTATGACATATTATCCATTGAGCGGCTATGAAATCGACAGTAACGATATGTACGGGACGTGGAAGATAACGGTTAAGCGTATAGCGGGCCTGAAACAGTTCCTCGACCGCAAAGGTGACGTGTCTCAGTCATGGCCGGATTCGGACGGCGAAGAATCTTTCACCAATGCATCGGACATCTATTTTAAGGGTCGTGATATTATCATGTTCCTTATTATGCGGGCAGATACGATGACCGCATTTAATACGCAACTGACGGCGTTCAAGGCCGTTCTTGAAGGATCGGGATTGCGGACGTTTGGCGTTCCGCATGAAGCGACGACGTATTCATTGATGTATCTCGGTGGCAGCGATATTACATGGCGGACGCCGAAACAAAACTCAAACCTATTAGTGGGTGAGTTCTGGATTAAGTTCCGGGAACCATCACCAACGAGGAGTTAATATTATGGCCGGATACTTATCGAATTATGCGGAAAACAAAATCTTGGATCACGTATTAAAGGTTGCTTCGTATTCGAGGCCTGATGCGCTGTTTGTTGCCCTCTGTGACGCTGATCCGACTGATGCCGGTACGGGTGCAACGATTTCCGAGCCGGGGGCGGGTGAGGCGTATGCGAGACAATCCTGTGATGATTGGACGGTTGCGGCATCGCGGGCATCGGCCAACTCGGTAGCGATTGCATTCCCGGAAGCAACGGGAACGTGGGGAACGATGACACACTTCGCCATACTCGACACTTTAACGCTTGCTGCCGGAAACATGCTCGCTTATGGGCCGATTACGCCTAATAAAAGTATCGTGACGGGTGACGTGGCGAATATCGCTATCGGCGATCTGGATGTCTCGTATAACGCTGCCGGTGCGAGCGATTATCTCGCGAACGCTCTGCTGGATCACATGTTCGCGGATACGCCATTTCCGCAACCTGACTGTATATTCATTGCGCTCTGTACGGCAACAGTGACCGACGCCGATACGGGAACAACAATATCGGAACCGGGTGAGAACTATGCCAGAATCGAACATAACGATTGGAAAATAGCGGCTGCCGGCGCAAGCTCGAACAGCGATACAATCGTATTTGCAAAGGCGACCGGCTCGACGTGGGGCACGATAGAGCATTTCGCGCTGTGCAATACGCTCACTACCGGAGAGGTTTATCTTCACGCGGCATGCACGACGCCGAAAGTCATTGAAGTTGACGACATCGCGAAATTCGCCGACGGTGACCTTGATATTACTCTTGATTAATTGGGATTCCGAATGAATGTACGGAGCAAAATAGCCTCTATTATTGCGGCTAAAACTGCGATTCCACGGGTGGCCAATGTCCCAACGGATATTGTGGAGCCGGGGGAGATTGTCAGCAAACGCACGGAGAATGCGAAGGTATTCCTCGCAGGTGATGGGAAGCTGACAGCCCATGTCTATACATTCCCTATCCATGCCCGTGACGAGAAGGGGGTGTTCCGTACTGTTGACCCCACAGTGAAACGGAAGCCGGTGACTGATAGGCTTTCCCAGTACAAGTATGAGGCCAAGACGGGGCGGTATCATGCTCACTTTGATGCCGACCGTCCGTGGAATTACCGGATGGAATTGGGGGGTAGTTGGATTGAGTATGAAGCACTGTTTGATGAATCGGACGTGCTTGACATAGACGTTCAGACTTCCCGCATCGGTGTTAAGGAAACCATCACATTAAAGGACAAGACAGCCCCTACGACGTTTTCGTGGCGGGTGAGCCGGTCGGAAGGCAAATCCGCCATTATCACGCCCCCGCCTACCGCTGAGGACGCCGAGAATCGCCCTGTGCCGGTCTCTGTGACGGAATCCGATGGAATACTCACGTATGGGCTTGACGTTAAGGACGCGGTGTTTCCGGTGGTTCTCGACCCGACGAGTATAGAGGCGACGAACGATGGATATATTTATATGTATCTCGAGTCTTCTTTTGCAGATGCACGCGATTCAACAACGGGGGAAAATACGAGTGAATCATATATTAAATTTGGACTATATTATAAAAAGCTCGATGGTTTCAGTGTATATAGGGGATTTGCCTCGTTTGCAATACCAGATGTGCCAGATATATTGTCCGCCTCATTATTCCTAAACGGCACAAACAATGGCTCAACCACCGATTTTGATGTGTATATACACACTTCAACCTACAGTTCTATTGCAACCTCCGAATTTAATGTATTTGACGGATGGCAAGCGAGTGGAGTATATAATGGAACGGTGTTGAATAACACATGGAACTCTGCCGATTATTCATCAGACTGGAATGAGTTTGTATTTAATCAGGACGGGCTTGATGCCGTATTTGCACAGGCGGACGGCACTTTCAAAATCGCAATTATTTCTAAAGAGGATTTCGATGATTCCGCGCCGGGAGGTAGTGAACATCTTTCGTTTTCGAGTTCTGCCGCTGCAGATGAAGAACCCTATCTTTCAATAACCTATACGATACCACCGTCCTATGTCGACCTTGCCGGGACGTCCATGATTGTACTTGATTCCTCGCTTGCCCCGACGCGAATACGCCCCCTTTCCGGGACGTCCATGATTGTACTTGATTCCTCGCTTGCCCCGACGCGAATACGCC